CATCGTCATCTATGCCGTAACGGATGCCGAATTTCTTGTTTTCTGATAAGATTTCCATGTTAAACTCCTTTCTTTCATCCCTTGTGATTAGTATACTGTTCACTGCGGGCAAAAAAAATAGATTCAACAGTAGTTCCGAGAGCATCGGCTAACCTTTTAAGAGTTTTGGTTGATGTAGAGCGTTCAACATTGTTTTCGAGCGCACATATTGTAGCGCGAGATACGCCGCTGACAAAAGCCAACTCACTTTGAGACATTTTCTTTTTCTTTCTTGCTTCTCGCAATTTGCTTCCCATATGTTTCCTCCTTGCATATGTTTAATTTACTAAACACATTATACCACACATTCACGTGCTTGTCAATACCTTAATGAAAAAAATATTAAACAAATTCAGAGCAATATACTTGACATTTTATACAAAAAGGTGTATAATGGATTACACAAAAAAGAGAGGTGACCGTATGACGATTTCTGAACTGATTAAAGAGTATAGAAAAGAACATCACTTGTCTCAGCGGGCTTTTGCGCAAAAGTGTGGAGTTTCTAATGGATACATTTCTATGCTTGAAAACGAAAAGAATCCTTGCACCGGAAAAGAAATTAGCCTTACTATAGAAAAATTGAAGGCTTTGGCGGATGGAATGTGTGTTTCTTTGACCTATTTGCTTGATGTTTTGGATGATATGCCTGTTGATATTTCGGGCGAAGATTCCGCGAGGTACAGTAATGGAGATATAGGAAATTCTGATGAAAAAGCCTTGTTGGATTTATATCGCTCTGTTCCAGATGAAAATAGGAAAGAAGTGTTATCGCTTATCGAGACCGCGTTGAAGATGGCTGGACAAATAAAGAAGGAAAAATAAATGGTAGTTTTTGCTTATATTGTGGTTTTTGTCGTTGCCGGATACGGTTTGATCTTACTGATTTCTAAAATTTTAGAGAAAACTGGTTTAGATCCTGATCATGGAATGCATGAACTGACAAATTTGCATCCTTTGACGGAAACTGACTACAAGCGGATTCTTATACAACCTAAAGTGTCTGAATTTTGCGATGACTATATGATTTCACTTTCCGAGTATCAGAAGCAAAAAGTGTATAGAAGCAACGATCCCATGAGAACATTGGTATCCTATTTGCCGGGGGACATCCCAACTCTTAATGAATATAAAGATAAATATGCTCAAAAAATGATCCAAATCCTACGAAGGATTGGGTATGGCGATTCTTTCATTTGTATGTTTTCTTCTATGCTTAGGGATACAGTATTTCCGACAATAAGCGAAAAATCAATACTGAATGTATTGGCTACTCAAAATGCAGGTGTTCCGGATGAGCTATCATACTTCAGAGATACTTTCAACTATGACAATATTTGTTGCCGAGCACTATGTGGAATAGCAATGGATTCCGGTGACTTTGATCTTGCTGAAAAAATAGGGAAATACATGATGAAGAAACAATATATGAAACAAGACACATACGATTTAATGATGAGTATGGTGAGAACCGATATTGTGGATTCAGAGACGCACGAGCAAACAGAAGGCAACAGTGCTGCCGAGCAAGAGGGTGTGGAAGATGATGGAGATTATTGGGACGATTGGGATAAAGATGAGGATAAAGATGAGGATAAAGATGAGGACGAAGATGAGATATGACTCTCGTAAACCTTAGAAACCTTAAGAACCTTAAGAACCTTAAGAACCTTAAGAACCTTAAGAACCACGGTTTATAACCCGTTTATAACTACTTTATAACTTGCTGGTAACTTGCCGGTAACTTGCAGAAAAAAAGTGGTTGTTTCCAAAATTGAAACAACCACAGTATATTATGTATTGCCGGTTTTACCGGCAGAACGAACTGCTTGACCGGATCGCAATTGCCCAAGATACGCCAGAACAACGGATGTTGCAATCCGTATGGCGGCTTGCTTGTCGGCGCAGGATTCAATCAAAGCGGATAGTTCGTTCATTTTGTGCCCCTTTCTGATATTCGATTACATTCATTATAATTCATAGTTTGTTAAAAGTCAAGTGAATTTTGTCGAAACTATTTTATTTTTAAAAAATGGAAAGGTCATTTGGAAACTTGGCTATTTATCGGTGACAAATTGGCAGAATAAAACATAATAAGGAGGGTTGCTATGACAGAGTTATATATCACCTCGAATAAATACAGCGTACAGGAACGCATCATGAAAGACGGCAAGTCCTCGTTTGATATTGTGTTTCGTGTGGTCACGCTCGACGGGCAGACAAAGCAGAAACGGCTTTGCGGATTTAAGTCGAGAAAAGAAGCGGGGCGCGGGTACATCGATTTCGTTACCAAGTACTGCGAGTTGATTTCACCGGATGTTGCAAACAAGAAAAAAAACGCAAACACTTCTGCTGCGGTGCATGATTATACTGTTGAAGAAATGTTCCCAATCTATCTTGCTGCTGCAAGCGCCCAAAACAAAGGCTCTACGATTTGGGACAAAAAACAGCTGTATGACCTATATATCAAGCCTTCTCTCGGCAAAGAGAAGCTGTGTGACTTGACAACGGAGCGCCTATTTCGTTGGCAGGACGAGATTCTGGCAATGCGTAAGCCTAACGGAGAACCGTATTCACAAGCATATTTTCTCCATATTCGTAACACACTGATGACTGTACTTTCTTATGCAGAGGAACGATTCGGAATACCGAACAATTTGCGGAAGGTTAAAAAGCCCAAAAAACGCGTTCAAAAAACCGAGATGAAGTTTTGGACAAAAGAACAGTTTGAAATGCTTTTGTCCGTAATTGACGATCCGCGATGGCGCGCATTCTTTGGTATACTGTTTTACACGGGGAGAAGAAAGGGTGAGGTTCTCGCTTTACAGTATGAGGACATCAAGCCGGATCGAATCAGTTTTACAAAGACATACTCACGCAAGACGCATGATGGAACGCCATATACAATTACAAACACCAAGAATGAGAAAAAAGCGACAACGCCGATTTGCAAGCCGTTGCAGGAGATTCTGAAAGGCTATAATGGACAGAAGCCATTTTTCTTTGGTGGAGAGATTCCATTTGCAGAAAATACCGTGAGGCATCGTTTTCTCGTCTACTGCAAAAAGGCTGGATTAGAGCCGATTCGGTTACACGATCTACGGCATTCATTTGTCTCTATGTTGATACACCTCGGTGCAAATATAATGGTGGTTGCGGATTTGATTGGCGATACAGTGGAACAAGTAATGAAAACTTACGGTCACTTATACGAAGAGGACAAACTGGATATCATCTCGAAAATCTAACGAAATGTTATGTAACAAAACATACCGTCTTTGAATACTATATATTGTGTTCCGTGAATGCTGATTTACACAAAATATAGATATATTTGGCGTTTGTGTAGATTCCCATCACTTCCACCAATATCCGGAAACCACAATATCTTGTTAATAATGCGCACTTGCGCAACAAGATATTGTGGTTCTATGCTTCCGCGTTACACTGATTTACACCGATTTTGACTCGTTTTGTTACATTTTTTGTTACATCGAAAATCCAAAGCCGCGATTGAAGGACACCTGTTTCGGTGTCCTTTTTCTTTTTTCATGAAATACTCCGAAAATACGAAAAGTTGAACCATTTACCCCCGATTTTGAACCAATCGGGGCTTTTTTTATGCTTGTTATCCCTGTAAAATAATAAAAACAGAGTATTTTTCGATCATTACGCGCGTGAAAGGATGTGAGAGCATGGGGAGACCAAAGGGGTCTCGGAATGTGGTCAGGGCAAAGTCAGATTACAAGCCGGAGTATGCCGGGAAGCTGTTGGAGTTCTTCAGGCATTATTCGGAGGGAGAGGAAGCGGGCGTGCCGACACTGCAACGGTTCGCTCAAAGCATTGGGACATATACCGATGCCTGTTGCGCTTGGGTCAGAGAGCATGATGACTTTGCAACGGCTTTTGTGGAAGCCATGCGGATACAGGAGCGGATGTTGATCAACGGAGGGCTGACACGGGTATTCGATCCGAGTTTTGCAAAGTTCCTGCTTGCGGCAAATCACGGGTACAGGGAAAAGGACGAGAAAGCCAATGTTGAGTTGAATTCCGGCGGAGGAACGCTGAATGTTATTGTCAGCAGGAAAGAGGAAAAGAAATGACCGGAGAGGAATATGCAAAGTTCGTAATTGCCGGACTGAATCGGCGGGAGTATGCGAAGGCAAAGAAGGTTGCCGGGCAGAAACGAAAGCGCGAAGAACCGAAGCTACACATTGAACTGCTCCCGAAGCAGGAGAAGTTCGTATTCGAGCGCGGTGTTGATGAGATCATGTACGGAGGGGCGGCAGGCGGCGGCAAGAGCGCGGCACAGTGCATTGCGGCTCTGCTCTATGCCATTGATTACCCCGGCTCTACACAGCTGATGTTGCGGCGGACATTCGTGGAACTGGAAGGTTCTCTCATCAAGGAGCATTTCAAGCACTTCCCCGGAGAGCCGTGGTATCGGTACAATTCTTCCAAGCACGTCGGAACGCTTTGGAACGGGTCAACCATCCGGTTCGGATACTGCGCCAATGAGAACGATGTATTCCAATATCAGGGCGCGGAATTCGATGTGATCCGGTTGGACGAAGCGACGCACTTCACCTATGACCAGTTTGTCTATCTCCGTTCCCGCGTTCGCGGTCGCTTCCCTGCACCGCGATTTCTCGCTCTCTCCACGAACCCCGGCAATGTTGGGCACGCATGGGTAAAGGAAAACTTTGTTGATCCCGCAGAGCCGGAGACGCCGTTTGTGGGCAAGGACGGTCGGCGCAGGATGTTCATCCCTGCAAAGCTGACGGAAAACGCCTATCTGATGGAGAACGACCCGGAATACCTGAAAAGCATGGAGACCCTTCCGGAGATTCTGCGGCAGACGCTTCTGGATGGACGATGGGATGTCATCGAGGGGCAGTATTTCACCGAGTTCGACCCGGCGATCCATGTCATCGAGCCGTTCCCGATCCCGGCGCACTGGAAGAAATACCGCTGTCTGGACTACGGCTTGGATATGTTCGCCATGCTGTGGTTTGCAATCTCCCCCGACGGGAGGGTTTACATCTACAAAGAGTTCTGCTCCCCGAATCTGACAATCGAGGATGCGGCAGGCAAAGCGTTGGAGTACACGGAGAGCGGCGAAGAGATTGCGGCAACATGGGCGCCACCTGATATTATCCGTTCCCGAACGCAGGAGACAGGCAAGACAAAAGCTGATCTGTTCCGCGCGGCGGGGCTTCCGCTCGTAGAGGCATCCAATGACCGTGAGGCGGGGTGGCTTTCCGTCAAATCGGTTCTGCGGATTCAGCCGGATGGACTGCCGAAGATGCAGATCTTCCGGAATTGCCGCAGACTGATCCACGATCTTCCCCTGCTCCAAATCGACCCGAAACATCCGACCGACTGCATGACCGAGCCGCACGACATCACGCACATTTGCGACAGCCTACGGTACGGAATGATCGCGTGGACTTCCGCCGCACCGGAGCGCGAAGAACGGGAGGAGCGGCTGTGGACAAAGGATATGTACGACGATTGGTGTCGGGCTTCTTCCGATGTCCGTGTTGCTATGGAAAAAATGATGGGCGGAGCGCCCACAGGCTACAGATACTTTTAAGGAGGATATCCAATGAGAATTGATGGGAATAAACGCGAGTTCTTCGAGAAGCTGATGCAGGATGCAAAAACGCATCCCGACTATGAGCGGCAGATGACACTCAACAAAAGAAATATCGAGCAGTACAACGGTTCAAAGAAGATCGATCCGGTGGATGATTCTTCGGAACTTCCGGATGACGCAATCGTTGTCCGCAATATCACCCGCGAACTGATCGAGAGCCAGAAGGATATGCGGATACCTGCGCCGAAGGTCACGCCCCGCATATCGCTTCAGCACACCGATCGGAACGCCAAAGCGACCGAGCGGCTTCTGAATATGCTTCGGGACAAGCTGCCGTTTGAACGGTTGAACAATACCGACGAGTTCTACGCTCCGACCCTCGGCGCGACCTTTTATCTGGTGGAGTTCGACAACAGTGTCAGAACGCACTTCACGGTCGGCGAGGGCAAGGTCTCGATCATCGACCCGTCCGACATCATCCCGCAGCCGGGTATTTACGATGTCAACGAAATGGAATACATCTTCATCCGCTCCCGTATGACGCGGGAGGACATCATGCGAACATACGGTGTCCCGCTCCGTGTTGCGGAGGAATCCGACATCGATCCCGAGGATGACGATGTTGGCTTGGAGCAGTACAATGTGGTGACGGTGTACACCTGCTTCTGGCGGAACGAAAGCGGCGCAGTATGCAAGTATGTTTGGAGCGGAGACACCGAATTGCAGGATGTGGATGACTACTACGCGCGGAAGAAGTACATCTGCCGCTGTTGCGGCAAACGGAAGGAACTGTGCGAAGAGAACCCCTGCTCCGATCCCGATTACGAAATGCAGGACGAGGATTACGAGGAACTGACCGAGGATATTATCCTCCCCGATTACGCATATGAGGATGTGATGACCTCCACGGGAGCGGTCATCAAGCAACGGGTGCAGAAGAAGATCCCCGCGTTCAGTCCGGTATACAAGGACGGAGAGCCTGTGATGGAAGAGGCTGACGAACCGGTTCTCGATGAAACGGGAGAGCCTGTGATGCAACGGACGGCAACGGGCGCAATCATCCCGCAGATGCACAAAGTCCTTCGCCCCAAAACCGCTCCCACGAGACTGCCCTACTACAAGCCCAAGCGCCTCCCCGTGATCTGCCGCCGCAATGTGTCCATCCCGAAAAGCCTGTACGGTCAGAGTGACTGCGAGGTCATCCGCCCACAACAGCAGGAAATCAACAAACTGGAGAGCCGCATTCACGAAAAGCTGATGCGTTCCGGCGCAATCGAGTTTCACAGAAAGGGTGTATCAACTACCATTTCAAACGGGATCTTCGACCAATCGCTTGAAGTGCCGGAGGGACAGATCGCGCGGGACTGCATCGGGAGCATCACTTGTGAAATGTCAATTCAACAGGATATGCAACAGTCGGAGCGGCAGTATGAAATGGCAAAGCGGAATATCGGCATCACGGACAGCTATGTCGGAGAGCGTGACAATACCGCGCAGAGCGGCGTTGCAAAACAGCAACAGGTGTTGCAGTCCTCCGGGCGGTTGGAATCCAAGCGGGTGGAGAAATATGCCGCCTATGCGGATATTGACCAAGCCATGTTTGAGTTGTATCTCGCCTATGCGGACGAACCGCGCAATGTGCCGTATACCGATGACGAGGGAGACGCGCAGGTGGATGTGTTCTCGCGGTATTCCTTCTTGGAGTTCGATTCCATCCACGGAGAGTGGTACTACAATGACGATTACACCTTTGCGGTGGAGGCAAACGGCTCTCTGGAACAACAGCGGGATATGATGTGGCAATTGAATGCCAATGACCTTTCCTCCGGCGCGATGGGCAACCCCGCAGACCCGACCACAATGCTCCTGTACTGGCGCTTGCAGGAGAAAGCGCACCGCCCGAACGCGCAGATCATGGTTGCACATTTCCGCAGACTGGTGACGGATATGCAGAATGCACAGGTCGCGCAGGAACAACCTGCGGCAGAATCGCGGCAAAATCCGACAATTTTCGCAGCAAAAACCGAAAACAAAGCAGAGAAAAAGCAGGAGGTAGGAGCAAATGGCTAACTATGTAAAGGGTACAGTCACAAAAGACCCAAATAAGGTATTGGATACACTGTCCGGTAACGCCACCGTGGACGCGTCTCCGAAGGGCGGCGTTGCGGCGGTTGCAAAAGGAACGGACAATCAGTCCGCAATGGAGCAACTGAACAACTATTACCGTCAGCAGGCGGCAAAGGAACAATCCGATCTCGCCTATGCGGATTATTTGACGGACGGAAAGGTCTCGCAGGATCTGAAATACGGCAACTATCTGACGAACGGCAGATTCAGCGGATACAATTCGTATGCGGATTACCTCGCTTCCATCGGTCAGACTCCGCAGGATTCCCAAAAGGTGCGCGATGCAAGCGTGGCACAGGCAAACGCAGCTTACGAGCGATCGCTCGCAAACTATGGGCAAAAGGGAGAACAACTGGCGCGCTCCGGGCTGTCGAACACCGGATACAGTGATGCTTCCAACAACGCGGCATACGCGGCAAAGCAGAATGCGATTCTGCAAGCGGACGCGACCAAAGCGGCAACCGATCAGAGCAATCGCCTCGGCTACGCGCAGTACCTCCAAGCCTATGACGCGCAACAGCAGAGCAAGATGATGTCGGTTCTGGAGTATACCACACAGATGGGTATGAACGGAGAACAGGCAAAGCAATATGCCAAGTCGCTTGGCTTTGACGATACGGTTTCGGAGAGCATCGGAAACGCAAGCGAAGCCTACTATACAACTATCAAGGCGAAGGAGGAAGAAAGCAAGGAGCAAGCGTTGAAAGAATATGTTCTGCAGGCAGGAATGACCGCAGAGCAAGCCAAACGGTATGCGAAGGCGCTCGGTTTTGACGATGCGGCCTCCGAGCGTATTGGGCTTGCGGCAGCGTCCTACGAGAGCGCAAGCAAGGGCAACGCATCCGACCTCTACAATACCCTTGTCTCGAACGAAAACTTTGCATATGACCCCGCAATGAAGAATTCTCTGCGGCAACAGCTTCTCAATTCCGGCTATGATGAAGCAACCGTGGATGATGTTCTCGGTCGGTTGGATAAGACCTATACAGTCGGTCAGAAAGACAGCTACGATCTGATTATGAAAGCGTTGACGGATGATTCCGCATATGAAAAAATCGGCTCTATGATCGATGGATTCAATGAAATGAGCGATAACGACAAGGCGGTTGCGATTGACAAATATGTTGCATCCTCGAATTTGTCAAATGAACAGAAAACCGATTTCTTCTACGAAAAAATATATCAAAAGATCATGAAAGACGAAAAGGCATCGGATGTTCTCAACGAATTGGCAAGCTATAAATCAATTGGAATGCCGGAATCTGTGTATAACAAAGTTGCCTACAAAATGATGGGTTACATTTCGGTGGATGAAAATGGCATTCCGAGAAATTTCAACGGTACGAAGCTAAGAACGAAGGTGACAGGAGACGGAAATAATGGTGTCGGGAAAAAGATCGGTTATTTGGGGAACGAACCGAGCGGCACGCTGAAAGCAGGAAATGACGGAAAATTATATATGTCCACAGGAAACGGTAAATGGTATGCTGCGAAGATTCGCATCAACGGTTTCGGATACAGTGACGAGGAAGAAGAGGCGTTGAACGATATTACCTACCAACGGTTGCTTCACCGTCAAAATGGCGGTTTGAGTTCCAGAAAAGTGCGTTCCGGAAAGTGAGAAAGGGGCTAACATGGCTATTGTAGATCTGAAAAAGGACTATATTGCGGGCAATAAAACCAATTTTGGCGGGGCGCTCGGAAAAAGCACCTCCAAAAAAGAAGATTCATCCTTCCTCGGCAATTTGGCATACATCGGCGGCAACACTGCCGCAGGGTTCGGCGGCGTATTCGAGGGCATCGGGCGACTTGCGTCCTCCGGCGTGGCGAAACTTGCCGGAGATGACCGTCTTGCGCGGTACTACGCGAAAAAGTCCTACATCGGAGAATGGCAGTCGGATATGGCGGATCGGTATTCCCCCGGCAAGGTAACGCAGTTCTTTGCGGATGCCGGAGCGGGTGTCGGGCAGTCCTCCGTATTCCTGCTCAACCTCGTTGCGCCCGGTGCGGGGATGGTTGTATTCGGCGCTGGAATTTTTGGAAACTCTGTCGGTGAAGCCGTCGACAAGACAGGGCAGTTGGGGTTCAAGGAATACGCCTACGGCGGGCTGTCTGCGGGAGGTGAAATGCTGATGGAGGTCATCAGCGGCGCGACATTCAAGGCGGTCGGGCGTATCGGCGCAGGTGTCACCGGAAACCTGACAAAGAACGCCGTGGAAACCACCGCAACACAGACGGCAAAGAAAGGATTCCTCAAAGCGGTTGCATCCAATGCGGTTCTCAAAGACCTTTTGAAAGAATCCTCCGGTGAGTTTGTAGAGGAATTCCTCGGAGACTTCTGGGATGTCGGCATCAGCCGTTTGACCGGGGTTGACCCAGAAGCATCTACGACCTTTGGTCAGGCAATCTATTCCGGTATGGTCGGCTTTGCATCCGGCGCAATGATGTCGGGTTCTTCTATGGTCATCAACCGCGCGGCGGCAGCATCCAGAGGGTATCACATCAACGAATCCGGGAACGCAAAGCAGATGGTCAGGACAGCGGAGGTTGTACTGGAGGAGACAAAGACGGCGGAGAATTTCCAAGACCCCGCAGGAGTTGTGGATATGCTGAAAGAAAGCGTTGAAAGCTACAACGCGCAGAAGGACAAGACCAATTTTGCCTCCCGCGTGGCTCTTGGGCAAATGCAGATGTTTACAGCCTATATTGAGAAGAACATCGGGGTCATGCAAGCCTATGCGAACATTATGAAGGCGGACACGCAGACATTGGAGCAGTATGCTTCCCTTGCCTCTTACTACTCGAAAGAGAATGTCACTACAAAGGATTTGCTTTCCAACCGCGACAACATCGCAATGCAGATGGCAATCCGAGATTGGGTCAACGGCGTTCTGACGGTCGATTTGGATCATGTAGCCGAAGCACAAACGCAGGAATTCATTCGCGCTACCGAGGTCGGGAATACCGGCGAAAGCGCAGGAGAAACCCGTTTCTCCATGACCGGAGATGACGCAAAGCAGGAGCTGAAGAATCAGCTTGACCGGAACGCAACCGCCGCACAGGAAGCGCAACAGACGGCACAGGCAACGGAGATTACGCAGACATCGTTTGATGGCGGAAAGAGCGTTCAGAATGTCCATATCATCGACAGGATGTACCTTTCCATCAAGAAGAATTCGGACGGCACATACAATTATGCCATCAACGATAAGTCCGCAAAGCAGGACGCGAACGGCGGTGTGTGGGACAAGACAAATGTTCCCGCGGAGGAAATGCGGCAGTATTTTGAACAGGCGAAAGAGGGAGCGGTTCAATACGAAGCGCAGAAAGCCGCGCAGACCGATCAGGAGACGCAGACAGGCGCGGACGGGAAAACGACCGTCAAAGGAGAGAACGCCGCACAGGAGCGGGAAGGCGCGGAGAAAAAGTCACAGGAAAAGCCGCGGCAGAAATCCGAGATCGATTCTGCTACCGAAAAGAAACTGAACAAGATGGTGAAAGGCTTCAACACGATGGCATACCGCGACCGTGTTGCGGTCTCCCGCATGGTGAAGTCTGCGGAAGCAAACGGCGTGGACGCAAAGACGGTCAAAAAGATTGCAATCGCCATGACCGCGCGCTCCGGTTTGGATATTCGTTTCACGAAGTCCATCTCGCAGAACGGCACATGGACGGTGTTCAAGGACGGAGGCCAACGCCGCCTGATCCTGCTGAATCCGGATATTCAGTCCCCGTTGGAGCAGACATTTTTGCATGAGTTCATGCACGATATGATGCACGACCAATACACCAACATGAAAGCCGTTATGGATGTGACATCCGGAATGTTGGAAGATGGCGCGTTTGACAATTATGTCCGGGAAAGACGGGATGAATATTTCGATGCCTGCGCGAAAGCCGGGCGCGAGGGGCTGATCCTGACGAAGAACGAGGACGGAACGGTCACCCGCAGCTTTGTGAGCGAAAAGACAGAGAAAGCCTTTGATCTCATGATGCGCGAGGAAGCAACCGCGAATTTCGGAGCGGAATTCCTGTATCGGCGCGGATTCCTGACGCGAGTTGCGCGGAGCAACCAAAAGTTGGTTCTGCGCGCCTTCCGTGCCATCGGTCGGTGGATCAATGATGTTCGTTCGCGCGACATGGAGACCGCAAGGGCGCTCGAGGGCTATTTCCGCACAATCGAGGATGCGGTTCGGAACAGCAAGGGAAACAGCGAAATCGTAAGCCTGCTCTTTGGCTCTAAGCCGGACGCGCAGACTGCGGAAACAAAAAGCGCCGCCGAAGGATCGGAGACGCGGTTTGAGTTGAACCAATTCGGGCAGTATACCGCAGAGGAATCATCCAGTATTCAGCGGGATGCAAGAAATGAAATTGCAAAGTCTTACGATGATGTGAAGCGGTTCATTTCCGATTCGACCTCCGAGAATATTCAAAAGCGCCTTTTCGTTGGGAAAATCGACAAGGAGACTGCTAAAAACATCTTGGCTCAAACGGATGTTTATACCTACGGGAAAAGCATCGTATTAACCAGTGATGATATAAGACATATCTTTGACCGTCACGGGAGCGCTTTCTCGGAGGGACAGCGCGGTCAGATTGCAATTACAGCAGATAATTTCGATTCCGTGTTGCGGACGATTATGAAACCGGATACGGTAAAACCGGAAGTTGATAAGAGCGGGGCGATTTCTCTTGTGTTCAAGAAGGAAATCAATGGAAATGTTACGGCGGTTACCGTTGTTTCGGAAAAGAAAAAAGCACTTTCCCTGAAAAGTGCTTGGATAACTGTGCAAAAAGAAAAACAGCACATTTCTCCCCCGTCCGATGTTCAAGCCCCGAACCCAACGTCCAAAACGGTGGGGAGTATGAATGCTGTTTCTAATAACAGTATACACCAAAAATCCGAAAATGTCAAGAGGAAAAGTGAAATTGGTGAAAATACCCGGTTTGAATTGCCGAATACCATCGAAAGCGATGTCCTGAAGCGTTACGGAAAGACATACAACTGGAAAGAAACTGGATTTATTCTGCGCGATGGTAACCGGCTGGATTTGTCCGGAAGAAACGAAGGCGCATCCGGTGGGTATCGTCAGGTTGACCACAGAGATATTTTCTATGAAGACAGCGGGGACAGTGGGACAAGCGCAATGATTGACTTTATGCGCCGTGGGAATATTCGTGTCATACCTGAATCCCCCGGAATCAATTTGCAACTTGAACCAACGGAATCGCAGTACGAGAAGATTGCGGATTTGGTTTCCCGTCTTGGATTCAAAGAGAAATATTTCACTGTCGATTTTGATGATGCAAACGGAAACACGGTTCATTCATTGGAGTATGACGGAAATGTTTCTTACAGAAAGGTGATTTCTGATATTCGCTCGTATTTTGCAAACGGAAAATCAAACACAAGCGACTTGATGAAATTCCATGACAGTACACGCTTTGAACTCAATTCCGGCGCCGGATACAGCCGGGGGCAGATGTCGAAGATCGTGGCGAACCGGACGAAAGGAAAGGTCTACTCGCAAACCGATGCGGCAATCGCCATTGACAACGTGACCGCGCTCGTGTCCGAAATCCTAAGCGATGACAAGGCTTCCCTGCGGGCGAAAATCCGCGGAAAGTCCCGCATGGAGGTGATCGACTTCCTGTTTGAGCAGATGAACAAGGAGCAGGGAGATGGCAGACTGAAAACCGCTCTGCAAGCTGCGGACTACATTCTGAACCACGCTGTGGTGCAGGAGGAATTGGACAGCATCGGGCGCGAGGAATACGCCCGGATGGTGGATATTATCAACGGCGTGGAATCCTACCGCAAGAAGGTGAAATTCACAGATACGGAAAAAGCAGACCTGAAGCATATGTTTGACAAGGGTTATCCTTCCCTGCTCCGTGCATGGTCAAACAAGGACGGCATGATGCCCTCCCGGATCCTTGCAGAACTGAAGGAGAGCGGAGTTGCGGTCGATTCCACATCCGATGTGGAGTCCGATATATTTGCCGACCTGATCAGCCAGTATCAGAACGCGAAGCAGGCAGTCAAGCAGTGGAACGAATCGGTGCTCCTGAATACGGTCGGAGACAAACGGATGCTGACGAAGCTGAAAAGCGACATGGCGCATGAAATTCTGAAAGCGTTTGAGACAACCGGCGAGAAATCCACCTACCGCAAAGAGGTGGAAGCGCGGCAGGCATACATCTCGAAGTTTTTGGAGGATCACCGAACAAAGCTGAATGCCGCACGGAAACGGGCGATGTCTGAATCCCGGCTGTACCGCAATGCAATCAAGCTGGACGAACAGCTCAAACGCGACCGCCGTTCCAGTCAGTTGCTGTCAGACGAGCGGATGCGGAAGGTTGCGGAGAGTGCCGCGAAGATCGGAAAGCCGCGGAATGCGCGGAATCCCCTGACGGTGCGGGACTGGGCGAAGTCCATGCAGGAAATCTACAACCCGAAGAACCCGTTGCTTGCCATATACGGCGAAGCCGATGAAGAAACCGGAAAATTTGAACACACCTATTACAGCAACGAGGTCGGAGAAGCGCTGAATCGGCTCGCGCAGATTGACACGGAGGTCTACCGAAACGGGAAAAAGGTACAGGTAAAATATCTGACCGACGAGCAGATTGTTGACCTTGATACAGTCATTTCCGGCATTACACGGCTCTACCGTGACTACGACACGGTGTATTTCCAAGGGAAGCGGCAGAGCCTGACGGAGACGGCGCAACGCGGTGTGGACAATATGCAGTGGATTGCGGACGAGCGCGTCAAAAAAGGAAAACGGTTCGGAGTCATTGATAAAATCAAGCGATGGACGGATGCTTATCTGTATGAGATCGCTTCTCCGATGGCTGTCATTCACGATATGGAACGGCATGACCCGAACGGCGTTCTCTCTGCGGCATTTGAGGAAATCGTATACGGGCAGATCGGCGCACAGACGATGTTTGCCGACCTCATGAATCCGTTTGAAACCTTCTACAAGGAAAACAAGGGGTACAAAAAGGCACTTGCCCGCGACACGGTGAACTTCCGTGGTCATGAACTGACCAAAGCACAGGCGATCAGCCTGTATTGCACGATGAAGCGAGAGCACGCGCAATTGGGACTGGATACATTCGGCATCGTATTTGATGACAAGAACGGAAACCGCGCCAAGACAGGTTCTCTGAAAGGCTATGACGCGAATGCACTGTACAAATCATTCAGCGAGACGGACAAGCGGTTTATCTCTTTGGTGGAAACCTTCTTCAACGATGTTTCCAAGAAAGTAAAGGGAGACGCGGATATGCGGATACTCGGTTCTACCAATGTTCTGGATGACTACTATTTCCCGATCTTGCGTGACCGCTCACAACGGACGAACAGCGTCGGCGATACACGCAGAGGTATTTCGGACTTTTTGGAAACGGTTCTGAATCTGTCGTTCAACCAAAACACGGTTCGCCACGCAGACGGGCGGATTGAAATTTCGGATGTGACAAACACCATCATGAAGCACGCGCAGGGCTTGGCGATCTATGCAAATCTGTATGATCAGATTCAGACATTTGACCGGATTCTGAACAAGAAGGTCGGCGAGATGGACGCAGACGGCAAGCTGATTCGAGAAACTACCAAATCGCTCGGCGAGATGATGGAGGATAACCACAAGGGAATGCTGAATTACCTTTCCAAGCTGCTGGCGGATGTGCAGGGGGTTCGGACGGATATGACCGGTGCGATGGATGTCATCGATCACGCGCTGACCAAAGTATACGGACTTTACGCGCAGGCGGCGGTATCCGGAAACATCAAGACAGCAATCCTCCCGCTTGCGTCCTACTTTGCAACCGGTCTGTATGTTGACGCACGGCATATGGCGAAGGGCTTTGCCATGAATGCAACCCCTGCAGAAATCCGGGCAAACATGGAGCAGATGGACAAATATTCATCCGTCACCAAGGGGCGGTACTATGATCGCGGCGCAATCAAATCGCAGACGGTTCAGGATGAAGTCCGCGGGTTGATCTCCGTAACCGGCAAGGGCATTGAAGCAACCGAGCGGTTTATGCTCTCTAAGGTCTGGAACGCCTGCAAATCGCAGACGGCGGAGCAGTTGGGTCTTTCCATTGATTCCGACGAAAACTGCCGTGCCGCCGCAAAGCTGTTCGACAAGGTGGTAATCGAAACGCAGTCGCAGTATGTTGCATCCATGAAAAGCGCGATGGGCAGAAGCAAGAACCAACTTGTTCGCGGTCTGACGATGTTCAAGTCCGATGGTGCGGCAATGTTCTCTTCGTCTTTTGATGCGATCCGGAGATTCATGGATCTGCGGGATCGGGCGAAAGCAGGTCAGGATGTAGGCAAGGAACTCGCCGTAGCGAAGAAGCGGGCGGGGCGCGCAGTTGCAAGCGTAGCTTCCGTATGCGTTGCTGTTGCAATCATCACACAGGCAATGCGGTACGCGTTCAATAACGATGACGAGGAAGAGGAAACGCCTGCAAAAAATATCGCCATGAACACGATGAATTCCGCAATGGGAATGTTCCCCCTGATCGGAGATGTCTACAGCGTATTCGCGGAGGGTTACGACATTTCCAATATGACCATTGATGCGCTCAATGACGGAATCAACGGTGTGCGCGGTATGGTTTCCCTGTTTGGAGACAAGAACGCGACGCAAGCAGATGTCGCGCGCGCAACCCGAAAGGCGCTGTACGGTGTCGGTCATATGGCTGGTGTTCCGGTTCGAAACCTGACCAACCTGACAACCGGTGTGATCCGGCGGTTCAGCAAACCGGCAATGTACGGGTATGACAGCATTTTCTCCGGCGAGAAGTATTCGGAAGATCTCCAACGCGCGGTCAAGCGCGGGGACGATAAGATGGCGGAAGCCATTACGAAGGTCATGTTCCGGCGCAAGAAAACCGGAGCATACAATCAGGAGACATTGGATGAAGTCCTGCGGCTGTACAAAGCGGGATATGACAAGAAGGTCATGCCGGGCGGAACTCCGGACGATTTGACTCGCGCGCAGCGAAAGACCTTCCTGAATGTCTATGGGAAATCCGATGCGGATGTGCAGAAGCTGATAGAATCCGATGCTTACAAGGCGTTTGATGACGAGCAGAAAGCCTCCGCAATCAGCAGCCTGTATCGGTCTTGGAGAGCCTACGCAGAGTATCAAGCGACTGGCGAAACAGATGACAAATCGGCACTCCTGTCGGAGATCATGGGGGCGGACAAATTTGGGAAAGCCCGCGCATACCTCTCCGGGCTGAAAGCAAAGGAGGATGCGGAAACTCCGAAGGACGGTTGGCGTTCAACCATTCAGAAGGGCTTGAAGGGCATGGGGCTGACATCCGATGAACAGGCGCTGATACTCTACGCCGCAGGATATCATTCCGCCTCCGATCTCTCTGCATTCCTGCGGGTTCTCAATGCAAAGAATCTGACAAAAGAACAGTTGGCTTTGCTCGCGGAGATCTTCAAACTGGATGTGAAAAAAGGAAAACTGGTAGAGAGAAATACAACAAAAAAGACGGCATGAGAAAAGGCACACGGGGAATTTCCTCGTGTGCCGATTTTTATTTTTCTTGATCGTTACCCTTTTCCTGCTTCTCTCTGCTCTCTGCAATGTACCGGGAAACTTTTATGTCATAAAACAATCCGCAGACGCATTTCATCAGCATCCAGAAAAAGAACGCAAAGATCGGTCCACCTACCATATATCCGATCCCCTGACCGACCATGTATGCGTATGAGCTTCCGTTAGCGCCGAGCAAGATCAAAAATCCGGCAATACACAGGATTGAGCCGATTGCTATCGCGAACACCTTACAGAAACGAAACAGCTGATTGATATGATCCAAATTGATGGTAGCAGGGCTTTCCACAACAGGGGCTTGCTGATGATCGGGGTAATTGTTCATTGCTTTTTCTCCTCTCCAAAGTACAGAATTTATTACTCCCCCATTATAGCATACAGGGCTTATTTTGTCAATGTATTCCCGTAAAAAAGGCAAGAAAGCGAAAAAGTTGAACCAAATACCCCCAAAATTGAACCAAAACGGGCTTTTTTGCAGGTTTTTTATGCGATATAATTTTTTCAACGACCAAGAGGAAAGGAGGAAACCGACATGAGTAAGAACCCTTATCAGACCACGAACGGCGGGATTATCAAAGCCCCGCATCCGCAGAACGGCGGCGATCCGAAGCCCATCTCGCGCGAAAACGGCGGTGATCTGCGATCCGGTAAGTAAGGCACGCGATCCAAGGAAAGGAGGACAGCAGAATGCCAAACCAGACTGATGAAGTCAAAGACCCTTTGCAGGAGGAAGTACCCGCAGCCACTGCAGAGGACGAGGTGGAGGAAGACCTCGTCAATGATCCGGAGGAAGAGCCGGAGGACGAAAACGGGCAGGAGGATACCGCTGCGAGCGCGCAGAAAGCGGATGGGGGCGCAGATGACGATGAAGACGGCGATCTGTGGGATGACTGGGACGATGATGACGGATCTGATGCGGACGATGCGTCCGACGATCCGGAATCCGAACCTGACCCGGATGCCGCTACAGATGCTCCGGAAACCGATCCTTCCCCTGCCGATGAGCAGGAAGACCCTGCAGAGTCGGATGCCAACGCCGAACTGATTGACCGTCTGCTGACCGACCTCGGCTATGAGGGGACTGCAGAGGAAAAGGTCGCAAAGTACAAATCGGACAATGGAATTTCCGACCCGAAGCCGGACGAGCCTGTACAGGCGGAAACCGACCTCGACACACGCGCCAAGCGGGATTTGGAGACGCTTGCCAAAGCCTATCCGGAGCGCATGAAAGGAATCAAGGCGCTTAAGGATATTCCCGAATTTGATGCGGTTGTCAGAAAGATCGTGTCCTCTGGATGTTCGATGTTGGAGGCGTACAACGAGGTTGTCATCGGCAAAGTGCCGAGTGCCAAATCGGAAAAGCAGAAGGCACAGGCACAGAGCAAGAGCCACCTTGTCGGGACATCGACCGCTGTTCGGTCGAGCCGCTTTGATCCGGACACATCGGAACTGCGCGAGTTGCGCAGGAGTTTACCCGATTACACCGAGGAACGAATCCGCGAACTGTACCGGAAGGTGCAAAAAAACACAAGATAACGAAAGGAGACCGAACCATGTTCACTATTGAAAAAGTCCTGAACGGTAGAATCAACTACCCCGAGACCGAATTCATTCCCGTGACCGCATCCACGACCTACAAAAAAGGCGCGCTGATTGCGATTACCTCCGGCAAGGCGGTGCTTGCCGGCTCAAAGAAAGCAACCCATCTCTGCACGGAGGATTACGCCGCAGGGGCATCCGACACCCACCACATCCCGTGCTTCATCCTGTCGGAGGACGTCATTCTGCGCACAACGCTGACGGCAGAGACCGCCCTTGTAAAGGGAGCTGTATCTGCAATCAACGCAACCGCAGACGAAGCGACCGGCGCTGCTCCGGGAACTGGGAAGTACGGAGTGGAAATCGTCGAAGTCATCAGCAAGAAAGCCGGAGGGGAAATCCTCTGCAAGGCTTCTGCGGTTGCAGGCTCGTAACCAATTCAAAGGAGGATCAATAAAATGGCACTTGACATCAATTTTTCCGAAAACTACGGTCAGGGCATTACCGGTATTCATGACGCAAAAATCGGTAAACTCATGACCCCGCTGAAAATGTACATTCAGGGCGAGAGCGACGCGCTTGCAACGAGCAAGGCGCAGAAAGACCTTGAAACCGTATTCCATATGACAACGAGCGATGGCTTTGCGGATTCCTTCACCGTCGCAGACACGCTCGGCATGATGGAGAATGTTGCTGCGGGCAACGGTCCGGGTAACCAGAGAACGAACGAAACCGGGCAGAAGACGATCTACAATGCCCCGTTCATGATCGAAACCTCTGTTTCCCGTCAGCTGATCGATGACTCCCGCGGCAGGCTGACTGCGAACATTCAGAACATCGGCAGAAGCATCCCGTCTTCCTACTACAAAACCCGTTCGTACCTCGGTATCAATGCACTGGTGAATGCATCCCACGGCAACAAGAGCTTCAAATATGTCACCGGAAATCTGAGCCACGAAATCGATACCACGACCTACGACGGCAAGCCGCTGTTCTCCAAGTCCCACACCTACGGTGTCGGCTCTGACCGTGTGAAAAACGGCAAGGGTGACACGCAGTCCAATTCCTTCTATGTGAAGGCTACATCGTCCTCCGGCTCTCTCGTGACGGCAGGAAACATTCAGGAGTACCTGAACGCGATGGCAACAAAGCTGTCGCTGATGAGAGACGAAAGCGGGCTTCCGATGGGTTATGTCGGTGACATTCTGCTTGTCCCGATGAACCGCATCAAGCTGGTGTCCGCACTGAAGACCGCAGTCGGAACGGAAAGAGCGGCAGGAAGCAACAACAACGACATCAACCTCGTTTTCGGTCACTACACGATTGTTGCGACCGAGAAGTGGATGTCCGACAAGGATGAGATCATCATGATCTCCGACGATGCAAACCGTCTGCTCGGCGGCAACATGTTCCTTGACCGCAAGAAGCTGGATATCAAGTCGTGGGAGGACGGTCACACCCGAAACCTCATCATGAACGGCTACGCACGGTGGGGTATCGGTTTCAACACCTACAAGCACGCGGTTGCGCTGACCATCTACGGCTCGAACGATGCCGCAGATACCGACAACTGCGAAGAACTCACCTGACGGAGGAAACTATGACAATCGAAGGTCTTATTCGCTCCGTCAAAAGCCTCTCGCATGAGGAAATCGATCAAGACCTCGATTCGGCGGTTGTGGTTGCATCGATCAATCGGGGAATCCGGATGCTTGATGATCTCCACAGCCGCACGGGAACTGTCATGTTACACCGGTTTGCGGTTGCGGCGGAAGTCCGACAACCAGTCAGCGCGGGAGCGCTTGATCTGGAAGTGTTCGGTGCAACAGCACTGACGCTTTCGCACGACAATGCGGTTCTCGGATTCCGTTGGAGTGCGGACGGCGAAGAAAAGCAATTGGTTCGGAAGTTGGACGGAGATACCGTTCTTCTGCAAGACCTGCTCGGCACTGTTCCCGATTCTCTGCACATCACGGTAGAGGGCGGGATTGTTTGGCAGCTGCTCGCCCTCTCCTGCCCCGCCTACACAAGCGCGGATATGATCCCTCGGATTGTCCCGAACCGTTTTGTCTACAGCATCAAGGCGTATGCATCGGACTTCCTTTCCTTTGTGAATGCGCCTCCTGTCACGGCATACGGTTGCGATGTCCGCGGATATATATTTGAGGGAAGCGATCTGACAATTCCCGAAACGCAAAACGCGGATATTGTTGTGGAGTACCGCAAAACGCCGCGCGAGATTACCATCGAGAACTACGAGGATCAAGCCGACACGGTAGAATTGGATGTCGCAGAGGATGTTGTCATGCTTCTTCCGTATCTGGTCACGCACGATCTGTTCCTTGATGACAACCCGGATGTTGCGCTTCGCTCCTATAATTTGTGGGAAGTCGAGCGCGCGCGGTATATCACCGAGCGGTCGAACCGCAGAACGCTTTTCAGAAGAAATACCTATAAGGGGTGGTAAGCAATGGGTGCGAACGCACAGGTGAAAATGTCCTCGCGGACGCAATACAGCCGCTATCTCGGAGACTTTCGCGGGGTGGACTTCTCGTCCTCTCCCGCGATGGTTGCGCAGAATCGGTTCTCCTACCTGAAAAATATGTGGAAGGACTATGAATCCAAGCAGGGACAGGCGATTGAAACCATGCCGGGGTATCGCATCGTTTTGTCCGCTTTGGCGGGCAAAGGGAAAATTTACAGTATACATGAATATCGGGACTGTGTAATGGTGAAATGCGGGAAAGCACTTTACTGTTGCAAGCTCGGTACAAACGGAATGACAATTGAGCCGAGCGGATCGCCTGTTGCGTGGAATCTGAATGACGGTCCTATAACAGGCTTCGTTTTCAACAATGATTTCTGGTTTCTGGATGGAAAAGATTACTGCCACTACACATATGGAAAAACATCTTTTGAATACGCAACCGGAATTGCTTATGTGCCAACCACTTACATCGATGGAGAGGAATATGAACAGCGCAATATTTTGACCAATCGATTTAAAGAAAAAGCGTTCGTTGGCGGGAAAGCAATCAAGGAGACGAAAGCAAGTACCGGCTCTGAAGGACTTACCTACACAATTTTTGATGAGCGTCAGGTCGTTATGATTACGGGATGCACACAAAAACACGATACGCTTATCATTCCGGATCAGATTACAGTTGATGGAAAGGAATACCCAGTAGATTCCATTCAATCGGCATACGGATCGCAAGGCAATGCTTATGAGGGATCTTTTGCCGGATACCCTTGCAGAATTTTGTCTTTGCCGGAAGGAATTACAGTAGGGAATGGTGCGTTTTCGGATTGCTATAATTTGGATACAATTGTTGTCCGCAAATCTTCTTTGAAAACGCCCGGACGCGGTTTTTTTGCTACAAAAGCATTTCGAAATTGCACAAAGCTACAAAATATATACTTTTACAGCACAAAAATAACGCCAGAAAGTGGATCGGAATATTGGAGTATGTCGTTTAACAGCGACTGTTTCCCACCTGTTGCCGACTATACATCAGATATCCAAATTTATTTCAATCAGAGTTTGGGTGAGTTGGTAAAAATTCCTGAATGGTCAAGTTTGCCACTCAAAACTGCTGAAGAAGCGGACTACTTTACGAACTTCACTGATAATACGGTTTATAGTGGTTTAGCCGGTTCTTATTTTGATGTAACACTTTTTGAACCGTGCAAAACCATAGAAACTCAATACGATTCCGCTACCAATACCCATAATACATTCATTCGCTATAATGGTCAATATATAGCATCTATTGGATGGACTTATGAGACGATAAAAGAGGATGGATACATTCAAACAGTTAGGGTATTCACACGACAACCGATCGAAGCCGGGGACGAGATCGAGATCATGGGTAGAGGAGAATTCTCTAAACTATCGACCTCGAAGCGAAAGGACGTCTCTATCTTTGATGCAAATGCAAGTTATGATGCATCCGATGGGAGTAAGGCGTTAGACATTTTGCTAAAATGTACAGTCACTGCGATCTTTGACGGAAGAATCTTTTTCACGGGGAATCCCGATTTGCCGAACACAGTGCTGTATTCTGCGCGTGATCTGACCTCGGCAAACAATCCAGCATACATTGGGGTGTACAACTACTTCAATGATGGTGTCGGAGACAAGCGGAACACGGCGATGATCTCCACACCCTCCATGCTGATTGTCTGCAAGGAGAACACCAAGCAGGACGGCTCCTGCTGGTATCATGTTGGGCAGGACACCGGTTATGACCTTATTCCGCGCGTTTACCCGTCCACACAGGGCGTTGCCGGAATCGGCTGTGTCGGTGCGGCAACCAACTTTTCAGACGATCCGGTTTTCCTCTCGACCGAAGGTTTGATGGCAATCGGTAAGCAGACCGTAAATTTGGAGCGCACGGTCGAGCATCGGAGTAGCAATGTTGATCTGAAGCTGAAGCGTTGCGATCTTTCTGCGGCACGGATGGCAGAATGGAAAGGATATCTCGTACTCCTTGTGGACGGTCAGATATTCCTTGCAGACAGCCGTCAGCTGTTTCAGCATGATACGGGCGTAACACAATACGAATGGTACTATGCGGACGATATCGGCATTTATGTCGGGCAGACGCAGATGGTGTCTACCACCACGGGGAGCATTCTGGCAACTGTGAATGGAGAATCCGTAGACCTCTCCGCCCCGGAATACGCAGACAGACTGACATGGAGTCAGAACGGTGGCGGTACAGGCACGGTTCGCATCAACCGCGACCGTGAAAGCGTTCGGTATGATAGCGCACAGCTGTTGGCATCCAACGCGGCGATCCTTTTGGATGGTACAGATACCGGATTGAAATTTCCGATCGTATCGACTGATGACGGCGCATATCTTGCGACATATGTGGATCAATATAGCGGCGGTTCGTTTTCCCCTGCTATCAGCCTGTGCGTACTCGGAGACCGTCTGCTACTCGGAACAGAACACGGGGAAATTCTTTGCATGAATACAGACCTACGGGGGAAAACCGTTTGGAGAGCCATCCGCCGCCCCGAAGGATTCACCGCCCCGGACGGAGACACAAGGGTCTATGCAGATCCATCAGAGGATATGATATGGACGGACAAGGAAGATGCACCGAGCGTAGAGACCGATTTTGGCACATACGCAGTTGTCACAACAGGAAATGTCTCTTATCTGGCAGAGGAAATCGAGGTCGAGCCGGACGAAATATGGCAGGGCTTCTACAGCCGTAACGGTCGGGAGATACCATCGGTATGCGAGACGCTTTGCGACCCGTCGGCATACCCGCAGATTGCCAAAAACACCGTGCGCAAGAGCATTGTGGTCAGATCGAAGTCTATGGGAATATCCGAATACCGCGTGTTCATTCGCTCCAACCGCGAACAGGAATGGCGGGAGTGCCGCAGGACTTCCCGCACCGGAAACATGGTTGATCTGGAATTTGGGAACTTGTCCTATCTGACCAATGATATTGTGATAAGTGTTGTTCCGGATCGGCTGAAACGGTGGCAGTGGCAACAATTCCGATTCGAGAGTAGCGGCTATTGTAAGCCGTTCGGACTGCTCGATCTGTTTTACAGATACGAAAACGGAGGAAACATCAAGTGAGCAAGGAAATCAAAAAAATCACGGCAGATGAGGTCTATCCCGTGTCCATGAGACGGCTCGGGGATCGTCCGAACAGCTCCTCCGCGCAAGGTCGCGGAGGAATGTCCTCGGCGGAACTGAAAGGCTTCATGGATAAATACCCCGAGTTGGTCAAGGAACGGCTGAATGAATTGATCGACATGTGCAATGCAGATTCCAAGGACGGAATTGCAAAAGCAATCAAAACGCCGGTTATCGATCCCGAAACGGGAAATGAATTCTCTCTGTATGATTGGTTTGCGTATGCAAAAATTTATCTGAAAGGAGATAAGGGTGATACCGGCGTTGGAATTCAGTCCATAGAAAAAAGAACCGGAGTTGTCGACTTTGATGACATTATGAACGGAATCGATGCAGATCACTACAGGATCACGCTTACCAACGGAGAGATTTTCGATTTCAAAATCAAAAACGGCAAAAAGGGCGATAAAGGAGATAAAGGAGATAAAGGAGATAAAGGAGACCCATTTAAAATCTACAAGACATACGATTCCGTCGATTTGATGAATGCAGATGCAACCAATGTTCCGGATGGCAAAATGGTTCTCATATCATCTGATGTCAGTGATGAGGATAATGCAAAACTTTATGTGAAAAGCAATGATGGATTTTCCTTTATTACCGATCTTTCCGGTGCGCAAGGGATTAAAGGCGAAAAAGGAGACAAGGGTGATAAAGGAGACAGCATTGAACAAATCGTTCGTGAAGCCAGCAACACTGCACAATCTGTCAGCTATGATTCCACATCAGGAGCAACCATTGAGTACAAAGACAAAACTGTTCTTTATAAAGACCCAACTACAGGAGAAACCAAATCAAAAGTTTTGCCTGCTCAGTTAAAATTACCCATTCTTCCGGGCAAATATATGTCCATGGATGCTAATGCCGACAATGATGCACTCGAAGTCAAAGTCGACGATACAGCATTGGCATTGGACTACATCAAACTTGATAAAACAAAAACATCGGCAATTCCACAAAACAACTCCGGTGTATTAAGCTGGCTTCCATCATCAATAAGTCCAACGGCATATTCTTTAGCTCAACGAGATGCCAATGGAAACGTCAAATCCAACGCAATATATACCAACCTGCTTGTAGGTCAAGCTTCTACTTACCAGCAAGCCAATATGAATGAAGTTTATCGCGCTTGTAATACTAAAGGAAGCGACCAAGTTATTGAGAAAACGCCTACAAATACAGGTACATTTTCTGCAGAACTTCTTGCTGTATTTCAAGGAACGCCTAACTCGCATATTGTGTATGATAATCAGCTATATTACAGACAAGACCCGACCAATGCTCCTGATGGAACGCTCAATTATATTCACCTTGACCCTATCCAAAACGGAAGCGGCGGCTACAAAGCAACAGGCAAGTGTTTCAGCGTCACAGTGAGTACAAGAGAATGGCAGGTTGTTGACATTGACTTCGGCGGAAGTACTCGTACAACGCATAATCTGACGATTACCGACAGCACAACAACCACAAACATTTACTTCTCCTTGACCAACAACAGACCTGAAACCTACGAAGGTGCTCCTGCAGGTCTTTGGTCAGCATTGGAGAACAGTCCGATTGCCTGTACAGTTGATAACGGCGGAAGCTATATGGCAGGTATGATTACAATTGACGGAGATAACTTCAAGGTATTTTATGGTAACGGTGAAGAACTGATGATGACACAGCCGCAAGTGAGCATTACGGACAGCTTAGTATAATAAAATATCATTGATTGCTCATGAGCAAAAGTAATCTAACTTGTAAGAGCTAAAATAAAATTTATGGAGGAATTTATCATGGGACTTAAGAAAACGAATTATGAAGTGAAAGACTACGGAGTAACGCTTCCTGAAGCGTATGCTGTTATCACCAAGCTCGAAATCGATGGTGATAACGGTCGTGCTGAATTTTCGGTTCAGGCTTCTCCGAGAGCGAATTGTTTCAACCTGCAGTCTTATGAAAGACATTTCGTTGATTTCAAATTTACAGACAGAACGAAAAATCCGTTCGAAGCCGCGTATCTTGCGGCAAAAGAAACAAGAAAAGGTAAACAGTTTGGTCGCGAGATTGAATACAAGATGCCTTTCTGGGATTGGGAAGACGATGTCGTAACTACCGAGTAATTTTATAAAACCTTTCGGTGTATAGGTAAATCGGATCTTACACCGAGAAGGAGCGATTTTTAATTCTTCGCAAACGACATCACAGCTTTACGAATTACAGGAATTCAAAAAGGAGAAAAGCAATGAAAAGAGCAATTGTTTTGTTTATCATGTTTATGGTATTTGCCTTTGGCATTTTCACTCCCGCATATGCCGAAGAATCGACACCAAATACTTCCGAAGAATCCTCCTTGGAGGAAAACAAATCGGAAGGGAAAAATCCTTCCGAAACGGATACCGGAGGTGAACCGGAGTCGAATGTCCCGTCCGATACGGATGGTATGCAGGGAGATTTGAAAAACGAGATTCAGGGAATGCTCGACGATTTCAAGGCTGATTTGGATGAGAAGTATTCCGACAAGCCTTGGTATGAGCGGGCAAGCAGCTTTTGGGATCAATACATCGGATACCTCGTTTCCGGAATCGTCCTGTTGGTTAATATTGGCGCTGTTCTGTTCGGTATGAAGTACGGGAAGAAGAATATTTATAAATACTATGCATGGTGCAAGGATTCCTTCATTCCGTGGATGTCGGATGCGTTGGAGAGTTCCAAGCAATACGCCGAAAACGCCGACAAACAGTACACCGAGATACTGGAAAAGTATAAAGCGTTGGAAAGTATGGTTGAGGGGCAGGACAAGCTGAAAGCCGAGACGCAGTTGGCGATTGTCGAGATGAACGAGGCACAAAAAACTGACAGAAATCGGATGTTGAAGCAGACGCAGGCACTCCGGAGGATTCTGTCGGTTGTAGCAAGTCAGATGGCATACCTCTCGCAGTCCACCGGATTGAACAACGAAACTGCGGAACAGATCCGCACGAAATACGATGCACTTCTGGCAACACTGGAAAGTGAAAGCGAGGATGCAGAGCATGAGTAACAAGGCAAAGTCGGTGTTTTTCAAGCTGCTTTCCTTTGCCTGTTGCGTTGTCCCGCCTGTGATCGTGATGATACAAAACGGATGTTTTGAGCCAAAAAACGCAAATGCTTTTCAGAGGCTCGGCATCATCGGCGTGGCGCTTGCGATCGTTGTGACCATAAGCGGAAGCCGATATCTGCGGGAATTTATCAAGCCGATTGTTACCGCCCCCGTGATGGTGTTTTTAGTCCTGTGGATTCTGTGCGGTGCGCTGTCCGGCGTGATCGCACAGTTTGCACAGGCAATGAAAATCGGGTGTATCAGTTCGGCGGCTGCTGTCGGATTCGATATAGCATCGTTTGTTTTTAAGAAGCGCGGAGAGGCAGAGGAGAAGGAGCAGAAGTGATGGAAATGAAGTTTCCGGACGCGGCAGAAGAAAACCGTAAAAAGGTCGGCGCAAAGCTGTTGCAGGCAAAAAGCAATAAAATGCTGTGGGCAAATTTCAGTATTCTTCTAATGGTTCTGATTACTGCCGCCGTGCAGTTCTTAGTCCCGACAGAGGAAACGCCGCATCTGAAGGAATTCGTGCTGGCTTCCGTATTCGTATATCTGACCAGCACATTGACCTATACGATCCGGTATCAGGTTGGAATTGACCGTGGCAAACGGGACGAGGAATACATCAAATCCGTTGCGGCATTTGAAAAGATTCGGGAAGAAGCGCAGGAAATCAGCAACATGGAGGCGTTGCAGGAATTCTGCATTCAGCTTCAAAAGGAATCTCTTGATGTTTGTCGCAGAGAAATGCTATTGCCAAGCAACATCCCGCTTTCGGTGTTTATGGAAAACTACATGAACATGAAAACATCGGATATTATGAAGCTGAAGATCTCCTTGCGAACGCGTATCATGCTGATTCGTTGCGCGCATGTACGGGTGGAGCAAATCAGCGCGGTCGATGTCCTTTCAAGCCACGGCGCTTTACAATCCGCCCATATGCGGTTACTGGGAATCAGCGGCGCGAAAAAGGAAAAGCGCGACGCAGCCATGCGTTCGGCAAAAGCGTTGCTTCTGACTTTGTTCACTGGTTATTTCGGATTTCGGCTCGTTGACGGATTTTCCGCATTGTTGCTTCTGCAATGGACTGTCCAGATGGTTCCAGTCCTGAAAGCATTCTTGGACGGATACCGTCAGGGGTACGCCAATATCACAGTAACAGAGACTTGCTACAAACAGAATCAGACAGAGATTCTGCGGATGTTCATCCGGCATAAAAAGGAGGAACATCATGATCGGACACAGGATCAATCGGATCGAACTGGAGGATTTTACGGAGAACGCGGGGCTGACGGAGACACAAATCCAAATTCTGCGAATGAAGTACTTTGACAGTGCGGAGCGGTCGGTTGTATCTATCTGTGATGAACTGAACATCAGCGTTACCAAGTACAGCAAGGAGAACCGAAGTCTATGGGACTCCATAGATCGGTATCTTGCCCAAAAAGAAACACAAAACGCGTAAAAATATAATATATACCAAGCAAAAAGAGGGTGAGTTTTTCACCCTCTTTTCTGTTATGATGATAGCAGAAAGGAGTGATGGAAAATGTACGGAACTTATCCGGGCTATCAAATGCCGCAGATGCCTCAACGGCATGAAATCATCAAGGTCAACGGGGAGAGCGGGGTGAACGCCTTTCAGATGCTGCCGAACAGCGAGGTGCTTCTGTTGGATACCACAGCGCCGCTTGTTTGGTATGTACAGACGGACGGAAACGGCTACAGAACCGCAACGCCCTATACCATCACGGAATATGTCAAAGAGCCGCCTGTGGATATGAACTACATCACAAAGGTGATCGGAGACATCAACGAACGCCTGAAGAAGCTGGAAGGAGGAAACCATGCAGAATCCGATTCTTAAGCGGATGAATCACGGAATGGGGGCACGGACAGTCAATCCGATCCTGTCCGGTCTGGCACAACTGAAAAGTATGGCACGCGGGAATCCAGAGGCATTCGCACGGATGTTGGCGCAGAGAAACCCGCAGTTTGCACAGTTCATGCGGGAAAATCAGGGAAAGACCCCGGAGCAGATTGCGGATGCCTACGGAATCGACCGAGCTGTCCTGCTGGATGCGCTGAAATAGCTTCAGATGGACAAGTGAACCCACAAGCAACAAAACGCCGCAGAGAGCGTTTTTGAGCCATCTGCGGCGATGCAATGAAAATCAAAGGTGCGCACCTTGATTGATATAAAAAATAAAACAGGAGGAAGAAACAATGGAAAACGGGTATAACCTTTCGGACATTGCCGCCGTATCGGGCGGCATGGGCGGTCTCGGAGCAGGTGGCGGCGGAGCATGGGTGCTGATCATCCTCTTCGCAATGATCTTCGGCAACGGCGGCTTCGGCGGTTGGGGCAACGGTGCGGCTGCACTGACGCAGGGGGATCTCCAACGCGCGATCGACCTGAACAGCGTTCAGGAAGGACAGCGGGATATTGAAGCCCGCGTACAGGAAGTCGGAGCGGAGAGCGTTTCCGCAATCAAAGACGCGGCATACAACAACCTCTCGGAGATTCGTGACATCGGCGCAACCGTGAATGCGGGCTTTGCCGCACAGCAGAAGTGTTGCTGTGAGACTCTGCGCGCTATTGACGGCGTGAACTACAACGGCGCAATCAACACCGCATCGATCAACGCGAACACCACCGCGCAGACCCAGAAAATTCTCGATGCGCTTGCACAGAACAAGATCGAGACGCTTCAGGGCAGAATCAATCAGCTTGAAATGCAGAATGCGCTCGTCAATGTTGTCCGCTATCCCACTATGATGGCGTACAATGCAGGCGTTTCCCCGTTCTGCGGTGGCTACACGCCCTGCGGAGGGAATGCGAACTACTGACAGCTGAAAGGAGGAAGCTGAGATGGCAAGACCGTATATTAAGACCGTGACCGGAACCGTTTCCGTTCTCGCGGACGGAGCAGTGCCGCTCGGTCAGAACCTTGTGACCGGGTATTGCAGACAGAGCCTGTATATGCTTGGAAACGGGGTCAACATTTCCGACCGCTGTATCAACGGATACAAGATCAGCGTTCACGCGACATTTACAGCTCCTGCCGCCGGTGTTGTCACGCTTGCGGTACAGCAAAACGGGACAACCATCCCCGGTGCAACCGCGTCGGAGACGGTTACCACTGCCGCAACGGAAACGCGGACGATCTCGTTCTCGACCATCGTCAAGTCGGTCTGCGGAAACGCGTCCGATCTGATCTCCCTTGTGAACGCCGGTGTTGCGGCTGATTTCACGAACGTGGAACTGGACGTCGAGCGGATTTGAGGGGGTGTTCTGAATGCATAAGAAGAACATCGAAAGCATCATCCGTTCCGGGAGCGGAGAGCAGATGGAAGCCCTGCTGGATCTTTTCATCCGGACTGTCGACGAGATGGACGAGGAAAAGAAAGCGGAACTGGAGTATTGCATCCACAAGATCGCAAACGGCGGGAAACTCGGTGAAGCTGTTGCAAGACACTGGGTGTCCGAAATGAAGAACAAGGACGGCACATCCGGAGAACATTGGACGAAAGAGCAGACGGACGGTCTGCATCGTCAGGTCGCGCCCTCGACAGATGCGTGGGACTTTTACGCGGCAATGAACATGATGTACAGCGACTACTGCAGACCGGAATTCAGTTCCAGTGACTACGCCATGATGGCGAAAGACTGGCTGTGTGACGAGGATGTCGGAAGCTGTAAAACCGTCCGGTACTACTACTTTGTAGTCCGGTAACAGAAAAGGTCGGTTGCTCCAAACGGGGCAACCGACTGATTTTATTTGACGCTTTGCTTGACGATTCCAACCGTTCCGTCAATCTCGATTCCGTCAACGTGTGCGGAGCATTCGGGGCAAAGGTCGAGCGTTACCGCCCTCCGCCCGTTTCGGCAGACCGTGATAGAGCCGAATTCAGCCTCCCTGATGAGCGTTCCGCAAATGGCACAATGCCGTTCCCCCACTGCGGCGGACGGATCGATGTACCCAAGGGCTTCCGCGATGCGAAGCGTGATTTCCAGCTTCCATCGGCGATATCCAGACCGCGAAGTCAATGTTTTGCACTTCGCTTCAGGGTAACTTTTTTCGTTTATCAGATCGGACAGCATCCGGTCTGACCATCTTTCCGTTACAACGCTTGTCACCGCATCGTCAATGACTCTGTTCGTGTTGCGATAGGTGTCCCGCACGAACGGTGTCAGATTCCCCGAGTGCAGTTCTTTCTCCCGCCGCTCATAATCCGCACAGATTGCCGATACCACCCGACAAACGCTTTCCGGTATTTTGAACATCTTACACCTCCCGAATTTTGATTCCGTGCCGCCACAGCATAAGTTTTCGCTTGATGATGTATTCCTTGGTACGCTTTCCCTTTGCATCCTCTACAATCAGATCACCGTTTTCGTTGTAGACGAAATCCGCTATGTATACAACCTTTCGCTCTGTGATTTTTCCGTTCTCTACATGGTTTGGAATCAGTTCAAACGGCATTTGCCGCTTCAGGTCGCTGATCTTCCCGGCGCGCAGGAGCAGCTTCAGCTCCTGCCACCGGGTTGCTTCACGGATGGAGTCAAAGCGGATGCCGTCAACGGTTACCGGCTGGTTGCTGTATTTTCGGTATGTTTTGTACATGTTTTTTTGAACACCCCCTCATAAATCCGTCTGCCGTGCCGTGTGGCGATGTAGAGATCATGGAATACATATCCTTTGTCAATCAGACATTCGCAGTAGCGCGCAAATTGTGATAGGTTCGCAGATCGGTATTTCATGCTTTTGTCTCCCTGTTCCGCATGGGTTTCCCACAGTGCGGGCAGAATTCCAATCCACAAGAACCGCGAGAGTGTTGTCCCAATCGGGACACGGGCATATCGTATGCGATTCTCTTGCAGATGGAACACACCCACCTAAAGGATGCCGGTCTGTCGTTTTCGGGAAGCCATACGCCAGTCTGAACCGAATCCATCTTCATGGACTGAATGTCGGCTGTGTTATAGGACATTGCGCTCAGCCGCATGTGGAGCGGGTTTTCGTGCGAGTTTTCTGAAACAGCATCCATTATCAGCCGTGTCAGGTTGTTGTAGTCGAGTTTCATTCTATCGTGCATCATGTATCACTCCAATCTATTGCTTGACCGCAATTTTCGCAATAATGTATGTTGGTACAGTCTTCCTTTTCAATTTCTCCGCTCGCCAAGACTCCGTTACAAACGGGGCACTCGAATGTCATGAAGTCAATATTATCAATATACTCCCCGTTATCAATTATGGCGTGCGTCGAAAACTTGTCTTGTGGCTTCCTCGGCAACTGTTTTTCAAGTGCTTCTTTAGCTTCTTCCAGCCACTCAAAATCGTCCGATGTGAGTTGATAGCCAAGTGATTCATCATAGCGGTAATCGGAACTAAGCACATCTTCGATACATTTTACCGCGTCTTTTGCGTTCATTGCTTTTTGCCTCCATCCATCTTTGTGCCGCAGTTTGGGCAATAATTTTCTTTTTCCATTGACATACGACCGCAATCTCTGTGAATCCATCCCTCAAGATGACCGTATGCACCTCTGATTTCGTCCCACTCCCCGTGCCTGACTTCCTGCACATCCTTACCGTAGTACATCCGGATGGCTTTTGACAAACTCTCCTTATCAATTCGCCTTTCTACGGTTTGTGCATACGGCATAATCGATTCAAGAATAAATTCTTCCCGCGTTTCGCGCATTTTCTCGCCTATTTTTGTGACATACTCGCCGATAGCATCATCAAAATTTATTTCCATCGTCCGTTCTCCTGTTCCATGCTTCGATTGCTTTTTCTTTCAAAGAATCTCTTGATGATGCCCAGTTAGGTAGTTCACTTTCGCGCACTCTTAACCGAGTCAAGATAATCTTTCCGCCGACAGCTCCGCCGCGTGCATGACAGATGTTACATCGTACCGAATATGTTTCGTGCGCCACGGGTTCGTCAGTTCCGGTTACTCCGATTTTTCTATGTGTTCCTTGGATTTTAAGTTTCTTGCTTCCGCAGAACGGGCATGGCTTCAATTCATCCATTGTTATCCTTCTCCTTTATCTGTTCTTCCAACGTTTCAATCTTGTGTTCCAGATTTTCAATGTGGTCATCGTTAATCCATACAAATATTTCTCCGACAATTACTCCAACCGCCATCAAAATTTCGGAAACTGTACCTGATGTAAATGTTGCCGCAATTAACGCAATCAGTGAGATACATAATAGCCACCGATACATTCCATTACTCCTTTCACCACACAAATTCGGGGTGCTCTTTCATGAATGGCATAATGACTTCTCTGATTGCACGAAACGCCGTATCATTTGACGAAAAATATACTTCATTAACGTTTTTATTCATTACCGTAGCAGCGACTCCCAACGCCGATTCGTCGACCCCATCGTTATATTCATAACGAATATAAAAATGATAACTATATCCATTCCACTCCGCAGTATCTTCGCACTCATTGTCATACGCAAACTTCAACAGTTTACGGTATAGCAATTGATGAAGTGCGATTTGTTTCGCAAAATCTTTATCGTTGAAATAACTACAATTACGATGCATGAGGATAGCTGTCATACTGTTATCCTCTGTAAAAGTCCTTGCAGTTCCATCAAAATGCGGGGCATAATAGTACGATCCTAATCCCATACGATTGAAGGGATTTATTTTCGTCTCAACGCTCTCAGCACCAAGAGCTTTCACTTGTTCATCCGTCAGTTCAACACGCTTGCCATTGATTACGGCATAATTATCGCTCATTGCTCCTGCTCCTCCCCATAAAAGCTGTACTCGACCCACAGTTTCCCGGATTTGTCGTTCTTCGCACAGCCGGTAATCCTGCAATCGCCGTCAATCAGCTTTCTCAAAAGGGTGGCAACAAGCACCTTTCCGAACGGCTGATTCTTTTCGGATTCCCGTTTCTCGATGAAATCGATCAGGTCTTTTTGCAGTGTAGCATCAATCTCTGTCAGCATTGTTATACCTCCTCCACATAGCACCAAGACTGCGGGGGTCTCGCAATGGGCATCTTTTCGTCAAACTCGCACCAAGTTTCATATGAGCTGGGAGTATTTTCAACATATAAGTGAGGGCAACTCTCACACTTATCGAAGTTGCACTCTTTATAAAACTCGCTCAATTCCCGCGGCTTGTCGTAGATTTTGAGGTCGGAAATGTGCCAGCCGTAACCTCCGTTTTCTTTTAAGAAGTTAGTCAATTCTCCATGGGATAAAAATGCGTCGCTGAGTTCTCCACCAAATGCAACATACCCGCCTCCCTGAATCGGAACAATGTCAATAATTTGATCACAGATAAACTCGCCGATGACCTGCCCGCGCCCCGTGTAAAGCACATGACCGTCCTCGTCAACGAATGTTGGCATATCAGACCGCCCTTTTGTCTCGTATATGTAGCACTTGAACGGTGTCTCGATCTTCGGGCGCGTCTTGCGCACCTCGATTGTCTTCTCTCCGCTCGCTGTGAGGTCACACCACTTCGGGCGGATGCTTATCAATACGCTTTTCATTTTCTTTGCTCCTTTCATATCACGAAATCACCGTCAAACAAATTGCACACGCCAAATACAAGACCGATGTCAGCACATCCGATTCACCGTGCCGTATCAGTTGGCGGATGTCGCAAAATGTACTGATTGATGCGAGTACAATATTTATGATCCCAAATACTGTCATTTCCTATCCCTTTCCGCAAGCGCCTTTTCGGCGGATTCTTTTGTGAGATAGACAGATTTTCCGATTGCGGTTTCATCGAAAGCGATTCCGGTTGTGTTGTAAATTATGTTTCGGATTTTACTTTCGTATATTTGCCCTCCATTGTCTATTTCGTAAATGGTGTCACCGATTTTTCGCGGCAAAGGCAAAAATTCGGGGCATTTATGTTCGATGTCATCATCTTTGAAGTAGTCATCGAAATCTTTTTCGTAATCGTTGCTCTTGAAAAAATGTTTGTGTGCCTCATAGTGCAAACAATCTTTACAGTTCATTTTTCTCGCCCCTTCTGCGCTTTTTTCAGATGTATTTTTCGCTTAATGCTCCGCGCGAGTGCCCACAGGCAGATTGATACGAATCCGACTGCGAGCACCGCCATTCCGACGATGAATCCGATGATTTCAATTCCGTCCCATATAACGATGTGCTCCATTTTTTTACACCTCGGCGTTCTTGTTGAAATCTGCGTAGATGCAGTCATCATTTCTCTGCTTCAGCATTTCTGGGGTGTCGTAGATGTTTCCGACAACTTGACAATCAATTTTGGATTTAAGAAGGGATGTTCCACTTCCGTCAGTGAATGCTTCGCAAACTCCATATAAGCCGGAGAAATCTTCTTTGCAAATCTTTACTACACCGATTATTGTCTTGCAGATACCATAATATTTCACGATATCCCCTTCGAAAATCTTCTTGCCGTTCTTGTCGGTCAACCCTGTGTACTGCCCGATGGTTTCGGGGATAACATCAATCCCATACAGGGCGCTCGCATGGCTCGGAATTATTACATCCTTTTCCATCCCAGTCCATCCGCATCTGCAATAATAACCATACACCCACTCGTCATTATCTTTGCGTTTTCCGCGATACAGAATCTCTCTCATATTTTCTCACTTTCCCGTGCTTCCGAATCCACCGTTCCCGCGTGCGGTATCTTCCAAACTGTCGACCAACTTCGGAACAGGGGAAAGAATCGGAAGAATCACAAGCTGGCTGATTTTGTCACCGGCATTGACCACATAGTCCGTTTCGCTGTGGTTATACAGCTTCACAACAATGCTCCCCGTGTACCCTGCATCAATGACCCCTTCGGAGGTCAAACCGTGTCTACAGTTTAGCCCGCTTTTGCTTTTGAGCATCCCGACATATCCCACGGGAATCTCTACGTGAACCCCAGTGTCAAAGGCAAGGCTTCCGCCTCCGCGAATATATCCGTTTGTGGAAGCGTAAAGATCCAATCCGGCATCAGCATCGTGTGCGCGGGTCGGCATATATGCGCCACTGTCCAGTACCACCTTCATCTGCGGGGAAAGATTTCTTCGCCGCTCGACCTCACTTTCCATCGGAAGCAACGGGCAAAGAGCCTTTTGCTCGTCATAGCTGTCAATGCTTTCGTTTACATCCTTTGGAAGTAAAATGCAGTAATCGTTTTCCACGACGAACGGACAATCCCAACACCTTTTTGGGATGTCCTTTGAATTAAGATATACATCCATTTGCTTATTCTCCTTTTCTCTTTTCAGGGCAGTTTTCCGGCGCTTCTCCACGCTTCTTTGCGGTCAGCACCCATCCATCCGTTTCGGGGTGTGTGCAAAGCATCTTTCCCCAATGTTGGCAACGCGTTCCGCTCGGACTGATGCAACAATTTTTCAAACCCGCACCATCCGCACAGATGCCGCAAGAACGCTCTGTGTTGCGTTTCTCGGTATCGGAGTGTACTTGAACGCCTTTCTCTTCCAAATTGCGTTCCTGCCTCGTTCCTGCGGCGCTCTTTGCGATTTGGTTGTGTTTCAAGCCCTTACTTTCACAAATTGGGCAAACTTGCCGTCCTTCCGGTATTTCCGATCCGCATACGATACACCGGTCAGTCATGTGTAATATCCTCCACCACTTCGTCAATTTTCTTTTCATAGTCCAGCCCCTCGAACATCTTTCCGAAAATCGCCATCAGACAGGTTGTTTCGATGCTGTCCCCAGCCATGTGGTAAAGGGAGGACGATGATTGCCGGACTTTCAGACGCTCAAAATCTTCACGCTTGACCCCTTGCAACCGGAAGCACTCCAACTCCGTCAGACAGCGGACGCGCTCTTGGCATTCAATCTTGATCCCAGAGCCGCCACTGCTTTGCGTATGAACCGTTGGGGAAAGTCCGTCTGCATCCCAAACGCGCTTTGACTGCTCAATGGTCTTTTCGTACATCCCGCCGTGTATGGTTCCGGCTTGCTGGAAATGAATAAAATCACCGACCCAGTTTTTATTTGCCGTTGCCGTCCTTGTCATCGCGATGCAATCGCCGTCCGTGATTCTTGTGTGCTTTCCGAAACGCTTGGGTGATTTCACATATCGGATCTGCTTGTCCGTAAGATAGTAGCTTTCCGGAACATCCTTCTCCAAGAGATCCTTCAACCGGTATTCGAGCGGCATCGGGTCGGGGAAATCGTAATAATCGTCCGACCGCCAAGAAACCATGAAGCATCTGCGGCGGTTTTGCGGGACTTTGTAGTCCTTGGCGTTCAGAATCTGCCATTTGCTCCGGTAGCCAAGGCTATGAAGCAGTTCGAGCCATTTTCGGAATACGCCGATATTCCGCTCGCCGATCACCTCAGGAACATTTTCCATCAGCAGGATATCTGGCAGAACATCATGTTCCTTCGCGTTTTGCAGAAGCCGTCCGACCTCCCACAGCAAACTGCTTTGTGTTCCAGAGCCTTCCTCCATGCCGTCCATCTTTCCTGCGAGCGAAAGACTTTGACAAGGGAAAGAATAGGTCATAACATAAGTACGCTCATGCAATTTGCCAAATACATTCAAGGAAACCATATCGCAGATGGAAAGTGAATTTCTCGTTGCATATGCGGCGTTGGCAACATCCAATATTTTTTTCTTTGGCATCCTCCGGAGTTGTTCTTCGGTCAGTGGGGCCTTATAATCCCGAGAGATTCCTCCCGCCAAAACACGCACAACATCGTCATATCTGGATTCACTCGCAAAGACGGTGTCATCATCCGGACAGTGCAAATCCTTATAGGCGAGGATGGAAGGGATTGCCCATTCGGAAATCATAAGCCGCTGGAACGGAACACCGAGATATTTCAGCGCAAGCGCCTGTGAACCGTATCCCGCGAACAGTTCCACCAACATGATCGGCTTTCGTATCCGGAGCGGTTCTTTGCCGTCAAATATGCTGATTTGCGACATCTTCGTCCTCGCATTCCAACCGGAACAAATCCTCGACCGAAAGTTGAGTCAGCTTGCTCATCTTCCATGCCATCATGTTTGCTTTGACCGACAGACTTGTTGCGGCATGGCTTGTCTGCAAAATGTGCTTCGCGTAATCTGCCGGATCGTCCACAAGGTACATCTTACCGGAGGTTGAAACAATGTAGGGGTAGTCGAACGATGTATTGATTTCATGGGTGATCTGGCGGAACTTCCGCGCATTGATTCCGAGAACGGCTCTGATGGCATCCCGCGTTCCTGCATTGGCTCTGCCTCTGTGATGATTCAGCAGATAGTTGTATGTTCGTGTAACTTCTGCTTTTGTCAGCTGATTCATACTCCGATCTCCTTTCTGCGTTTGAATCGATTGATCCGGTAACTGCGCATAACGGACGGATATTCTTCTAACTGCCGCCGTTTGTTCTGCGCGTCCCGTGCCTTGCTGTGTTCCTCTGCCCATTGCCGATAGTCATTGCACTCGCAATGGCATCCGGGGTGACGGTCAGGGCATGGATTCCGATTCCAACATGGGCTGTTGCTCATTTTTATCGACTTCCCAATCATAAAATTTTCTATTCAATGCTGCCTGAAAGAAATCGTCTGTGTCGAAGCTGCCTTTGTGTTTTTGAGCGGTTGCCGGTGCTCGTTCGCTTCGTCTTTCCCATGTACGAACTGCCGCTTTCCAATCTTTCATTCGCGCGTTTCCAACCATCCATCCCTTGCTCTCATAGAAGTCATAGAACTGTTCCGGATTTACGTTGTTGTTCCGGCTTACGCAATATTCGCGAATTTCTTCTATGTTTGGGGGTGTAAAATACGGCGCTTTTGTGGGTGCATCGCGCGTGCACGCGCTTATAGAGAGAGTATTATATTCTTTTTCTTCTTCTCTTTCTTCTTCTGTCGCGTTACCTTGCGTTACCTCGGTGTTACCGGTAACGTTACCATGCGTTACTTCTGCGTTACTGGTAACGTTACCGGCTTGTGACTTTTTGTTTTTTTTGAACTCGGCAACTCTTTTTCTTGTTTGCTCTCTTACTTTATCCATTCCATCGACATTTTGATACTCACCCCATCCAACGATTGTATAAAATCCGTTGTCTACAGCGATCATATCAAGTTGTTCGAGATTTTTCAGAGCAGCAGCCACTGTGTTTTCTTTGAAATCCAACTCATCCGCAAGCATTTTTGCGTCATACGGAATGTTTTCTGTCAGAAAAATTTTTCCTCCGGAATTGCATCGCCCTGCCATGGTTAATAGCATTATCCAAATCAGAACGATGTTGTTTCCGTCAGGCAATCTTCGGAGGTGCTTTATTTTCCGGTTGTCAAACATATCGGTGGTTATTTTTACCCATTTGACTTCTCGCACTATATGTTCACCTCCGATAGATCAAAATGGCAAACTTTCGTCCAAATCGGATGGGAAAGGCACGGTGCTTAATTCTTGCGGCAATTGTATCTGTTGTTGAGGCTTTGCCCGCAAGCCATCTCCATTCCAACCGGGCTGCGCTTTTGCCCCCGCAAACAGGATGTCCTCGGCAACCACCTCGGTGGCGTAACGGTTTGTGCCGTCATTGGCTTTCCATTGCCGCTTGCGGATAGAACCGAGGACGCAGACCGGATCGCCCTTGCGAAAGTTCCTGCCGAGGAATTCCGCTTTCTTGTCCCATGCCTGGCAGTCGATGAAATCCGTCTCTTGGATGTAGTTGCCGTCCTTGCCCTTCTTGCTCCGGGCAACCGCAACCGTAAAGGACGCAGCCGAGATGCCGGAAGGTGTTTGCCGCAACTCAATTTCGCGTGTGATGTTTCCGGCGATGATCGCTTTATTCAGGTTGAGCGTCATTTGAGTCTCCTTCTGCCGGTTCAAATTCTCCGGTGATCGGCTGGACGGTCTCTGAATTCCCTGCATCTGTCATTTCATCGCGCATTTGATCTGCGAGATTGGCTCCATCGCGGGATGTTTGATATTCGATGGACATTACACCCCATTTGCCAATCAAGCGGCGGTAGACCGTTTTTCTTGCCATCGCGTCCCAATCATCGCGCCACCCCTTGCCTTGATATTTTCCTTTGCGGAATTTCTTTTCATGATTCTCGATTTGCTTGACGGTCATGTAGATGGTCTTTTCAGTACCGTTTACCAACCGGTAATATCCAACATATCCGATTACCGGTTTCGATTCGCGCTCGTCATCGTCTTCTATGAATTCGATCTCGATTTCTTCCGTCAGCCGGTTGTAGCTTTTCAGTTCTCCCTCTCTTACATCGACAACATTGATGGTCTTGTATGCGCCTGTTCGGATTGCAAGCTGATGCATTCCTTTCCATCCGAGAATGAAGGTCGCTTCCATCTTTGAAGTCCCGCTGTCCTTATTGAAGTTGTTGAAAGGAACAATATAGGCATATCCGAGATTTTGATCTACCGGAAGATCAAAGGAAGCGGCTTTCAGTCCTGCCTGAATAACTGTCATCGGTGATTCGTAAAATGCCTGCTGCATATTTTTGTCCGAGTTCACCAAAGACACGATGGAACTGATGAACTGCGGTGTCCTTTTCCCGAGTAGGTCGTTGAATCGATTCCGCAGATTTTCGCCGTCCAACATTGCGTTCATGATTTGGTTGACGGATTTTTTTGCTTCCACCTGACGATTGTTTGCTTGCGATACTGCATTTTGAATTGTTCCCATTTTTATGCTCCTTTTCTTTCTGTTACTTTGAACGTTCTGACTGTAGTCGTTTTGTAGTACGGGTTAAGATCAATTTCTGGATTTGCCTTAGCGAAAGATTTGCTGTCAAAGCTCCTGCGGTCACTGCTTGTCCATGTTACCTTGTAATTGCCGGAATCCCCGTGTCCCGCATTTTCCATATGGGACTTTATGGTGTTACCTATCTCATCACGGCGGGTTTCCATTTCCTTGATCTGACGTCCGAGCGCCATATACTCGTCAAGGCTTGTCCCGTATGCGCTAAGGTCGACAACTTCATCGGTGGATTCCGTGTAAAGACCGGAAACCGTTTCTTTGGATGATTCGCTTCCATCAATCGCGGGTGGGGTGTCCGTTTTCACACACTCCATAAATGCTTCTTCTGCTTTCATCAGGATGGCAATATCTGCATCATCTCTCGGGATCGTGAACACAACCAACTCGCGGCAATTGACGAGAACGGCAATATACGCGATATCATATCCACCTACCGCCATATAGTGTTGCACTTGGCAGTACCAAGCATCCGCGGGTTCTCCACTCTTAACCTTTCTAATGGTTGGAATACTGGTCGATGTTTTGATTTCAAGGATTGCATTTTCGCCCAGTACAACGCGATCGATATTGGCACAAGCCCATGGGAACTCGGTGTTCAAAATTGTTCGGTTTTTCCGACGAACTTTCTTGTCGGTTTCTTTTTCAAACAGCTTTGCAACAAAATCCTCCAAGTAGCTACCGACTTTTGTCGCGATATTACCGTCAAACTGCGGAACTCTCCCGGTCTTTTCCGCCCAAAGGGTATAGGCGCTCTTGTATGGATTCATCCCAATCACCGCTCCGGCATCGCTTCCTCCGATATATTTGGATCGGATTTTTAACCATTCGTCATGGTTGTTGTACTTGACTTCTGAAATCATTCCCATCATCCTTTCGATAATAAAATCAGTTCTTATTATTGATTTACCGACCATACAGGTCGCGTCCTTGTCCGGAGAAGTCACACAGCTTGTCCGAAACTGCCTTGTCCGACTTCCCGGTTACAAGGAATCGAAACCATTCGGCGATCGCTTTCAGTGTCTGTTTCATCGTAATTCCTCCTCATACATTGGGTCGTATGGATCGCGGCGGCGCAGGGCATCTTCATCGACTCCGATCAACCGCAGAGCCATTCCGCGCCTTCGACGGCTTCTCAACTGGCAGAGGTACTGTCTGCAGCGGGTTCTGATGCGTTCCTCCACCTTTGCCAACTTCACATCAGGATCGGCAAGCAGATGCGCGATCTCAATCTCCACTTCATCATCGGTCAGATTCAGGTTCTTTGCCATTTTCACTTTCCTCCGGATTTCCTCTGTAGTAGCTGTTGGGGTCGAGGTGATAGTAGTCGAGGTAGTCCTGCACATGAACCCTGCCGCGGGTGTGCAGACGGTCGCGGGTGTTGAACTTGATCTCCCGCACGATTTCCGATGCCCGTGTGTAGCAGATGCCGAGCAGCATGGTCAGATCGGTCAAATCAAGGTAATCCTTTGCGAACATCTCACGCCGCTGTGCGAGGGTCATTTTTACGGGAACAACCTCTTGATTGGTTTCTTCAGGGGTCATTGCTGTTCTCCTTTCTGATAATTCATTTCAGCGATTATGAATTCCAAAGTCTCTTGCATGCGGCAGAAGTCACGGTAGTTTTTTGAACCTCTCTCTTTCCATTCAATCCGGTGCGATTCGTAATCGACATACTTTGCTTTCAATTCATCGACCGTATAAACGCCTCGTTGAATCATTCTGCGGTAGTATGCAATCTGCTTCTCCAACTCGTACTTTTCGGATGTCGCAAGTGCATATTCAAGATACGCTTTTTGATCTTCCGATGCGTTCGTAATTTCCGATACAATCTTCCGGATGTACGGTCGTTGCTTCGGCTGTAGCTTCTCCGTCAGTTTGTCGATCTCGTTGTAAAAGTTTCCAGTGATTCTGTCCATCTCTGCGAAGATTTCTTCCATGTTACAATCCTTCTGATTGCTCTTCACGATCTTTTGCAAGTTTTTCATGAAACAATGTGTTATGGATCACATTGTCAAGCGCTTCCTCCGAAATGTATACTTTGTGCCTGATTTCCTTGGTACATTTTGCAAGTCTGATGCAGGAATTAAAACGGATGCGCAATTTGTTCAATCCGGAAAGATCAAAAACGCCTTTGTTCAGAAGATTGTAGAAGCCTTTCTGTCTTTCGTGCACTTCGTAAAGCTGGATTGCTTTTTCCATTGCTTGTTTCCGGAGCAGATTGTCTTCCAAAAACTCACTAAGATTTTTATAGGCGGTTCTTAGGTCTTCGATGCTGTAGTCTTTGCGGTATAAGAATCCACTGTATACGTTTTCGAGGGCTAAAAGGCGCATTGTCCAATATCTTTTTTCTAAATCACTGACAACCCAACTCGGGTTTTGCTCAAAATCCTGCTTGCAGAGGTTTCTCTGTTCTTCCGAATCATGAAACGTGATTTTTGTTTCCGGTGTTTTCCCGTCACCGAAAAACAGCAACCCATCGTCATCTATGCCGTAACGGATGCCGAATTTCTTGTTTTCTGATAAGATTTCCATGTTAAACTCCTTTCTTTCATCCCTTGTGATTAGTATACTGTTCACTGCGGGCAAAAAAAAT